ATTCTCGACGATGCCATCCCACAACCCGCCAAACCAATCGGTAATCCCGCCCCAGTTGCTCGCGATCATGCCAAGGGGCGTCCAGCTGAGTAGTGTCTTGAAGCCTCCCCATGCCATGCTGAACACATTGGTGACCGAACTCCACAACCCGCCAAACCAATCGGTAATCCCGCCCCAGTTGCTCGCGATCATGCCAAGGGGCGTCCAGCTGAGCAGAGTCTTGATGCTTTCCCACGTGCCGCTGAATACACTGGTAACCGATCCCCATAGACCGCTGAACCATTCCGTGATGCTGCCCCAGTTGGTCACAATCATGCCAATCGGTGTCCAGCTAAGCAGGGTTTTGATGCCTTCCCAAGCCCTGCTGAATACGTTTGTTACATACCCCCAGAGCTTGGAGAACCAAGGCCCCACCACATCCCACTTGGCAATAAGGACGCCTGCAACAAGAGCAATACCGCCAATGATCAGGCCGATCGGGTTGGCCATCAGCGCCAGCCCAATCGCTTTGATGCCGCCAATGACGGCCGGGAAGCCGCCAGCCAGCGCAACCAGTGCAGCCCCAAAGTCCCAGATCGATTTAGCGAACATACCCACAGAGAAGATGGCCTTGCCCGCGAAGACAGTGCCGATGATGATTCCGAGGTTATCAAAGCCCCCGACCAAATCGGCGACCTGCGCGGTCACGCTGCCAATGGTAACGGCAGCGCTACTGAGGCCAGTAACAGCCTTACCAATCACAGGGAGCGCATCCCTCAGCCCCTTGGCTAGTTTTTCGGAAAACTCGACCACCAGACCACGGTTGCTTTTCATCCAAGTGGTGAATTTACCCATCATTTCAGTCACGACCGGCATCAGTGCGCTGCCGATTGTGTTTTTAAAACCGGCCATGACTGACTGGGCGTCAAGCAGCGCATCCTGAAACGCCTCACCATCTCGAAATGCCTGGTCGCTCATCACATTGCCGGTTGCAATGGCATCCTTGCGCAGCTGTTGCAGACCGGCACTGCCATCCTTGAGCATGTTCACCATGCCCACACCTTCAGAGTCGAACAGAGCAAACGCCAGGCTGACGCGGTCTGCCTGGTTTTTAACACCCTTCATGGCGTCCGCCGTCATGGCCAGCGCTTCATCAGGCGTCATGCTTGCCAAGACTTCAGCCGAGAGTCCGAGTTCGTCCAGTGCTTTCACTGCAGGGCCTGAGCCTTTGGCTGCATCCGACATACGGCGCGTGAATCGCTGCATGGCAGTGTCCAGCGTTTTACTGGATACACCGGAGCGCTCAGCGGCATAACGCAGCTCCTGCAGCGCACCGATCTGGATGCCGAGCTTGTCGGCTGTTTTTGCGGTTTGGTCACCCAACTCAGCGGTACTGCTGGCCAGTCCGAAGATCACGGCGCCAGTGCCCGCAACGGCAATACTGGTATTGCGCGCCAGCTTGCCGATCTCACCGGTCATCTGGCCAAAGCGCTGACCGACCTTATTGCCTGCGCCAGCAGCACGCTGCCAGTTTTTCTGGTTGCGCTGCAGCTGCTCCAGTGTCTGGTTCAGCTCTTCGTATTCACGGTCCAGGTGATCGACCGCTTTGCCTTCACGCTCCAGCACCTTGCGCTGCTTGGAGAGCTCACGCTGACGATCGGTGACCTGCTTGATCTCGCTACCCACACCACGAAGGCCAGCCTGCAGAAAGCCGATCCGATTTTTAACGGATGACTGCAGGGCGGCCCCGATGGTTATGGTTGCATCAAGTCTTTGCCGTTTAGCCACGCTTTGGTAACCCGTCCCACCACCAGAGGAACATGCTGGTGGTCATGCTGCTGATTTCGGCCAGTGACCAGCCGGTATGAGAGGCCAAGGCGATCACCATGGCCCTGAGGTCGGTGCCTCTTATTCGGTAAAACCCATGAAGGCGACCTGCAGCTGCTTGTAGTCACGAAGCGGCAAGCGCTTAATCGCCTCCGGTGCGACTTCACACAAGTTGGCGATAAGGGCTACTTCCTGCTCGGCAGCGCCGCCTTTCATCGCATCAGCGTCCAGCTGGTCTTGAACGGTCGGTTCTCGCATACGCAGCTTCGCGACCTCCACGCCATCCACATTCACCGGCTTGCTCAGTTCAATATCGGTGTAGTCCTGGTTCTTCATGCTGTGCTTCCTGTGGTGATTGGCCGGTGCTCACCGGCCGGTTGAATCAGATGCCGAGCGCTGCGCGGATTTCGGCCAAGCGATCGGCGCCATTGACGATGCGGATCATGTTTTCCACATCGATCTCATGCACGACCTGCCCGCCATGTTCTTCCTTGTAGTAATCCAGGCGCATGGTGATCTGCAGGGATGGCTTCTGCCCTGCCGCCCAAGTGCCACGTGCCACACTGGTGACCTTGCCGCGCATCTTGTGCACCACTGGGGTCACAGTGCCGTCATAGGACTCCAGCGCACCACGGGCGGTCAGGGGAACCTTGTTGCCCTCGGCCACGCCATACAGCGCCAGCACATCGCGGTCATAGGCGATCAGGGTGAAGCTGGTTTCCAGCCCTTCCATGCCCATGTCCAGCGCCACTGGCGCATCCATGCCGCCAGCTCGGTAGTCTTCAGTGGTCAGCGTCAGATCTGGCGGGTTGTACTCATCGAGCTGGCCGGCATAACCGCGACCGTCGACAAACAGGTTGATATTCTTCAATACGTCACGAGCGGCCATTAGCTGAATACCTCCTCGATATAGTCATTCACCAGGTGTGAACGGAACGTGATGTGCTCAGCCGGGTACGGCGGCGTGAAGTCAAAGTTGAAGTACACCTTGCCCTGGGTGATATTGGCCGGTGTATTCAGATCCGGATCAGCCCAGCACTCACCGCCCAAGATCGCGCCAAGGCTTTTCAGGGTGCGCAGATAGGCGTTGACGCCTTCCACCACGTCTTCGACATAGGTTTTGGTGATGTTGCGGTCAACCGCCCATAGGTGTGCACGCTGCAGCGACTCATTGATAATGTCAGCCGTGCGGCGCACCGACAGGAATGCCCACTTGGGATCACTGGCGAGTGTTCGGTTACCCCAGAGGCGATAGCCATCCTGACGGATAATGGTGGCCACGTTCTGTTCGTTCAGCAGGTTGGCGCGGCTGTTGGCGTCACCCAACTTGAAGTCAACCGGGCGGCCTGTGCCGATGATACCGATGATGTTCTGGTTGGACGGTGACCACCAGAAGCCTTTGTCGTTGTCAGTCTTGGCCAGCATGCCGGCCACACGGGCAGACGCCGGCTCGGTAACGATGTTGCCATCGGCATCCAGCACTTTGACCCAGGGGTCGACTACGAACACGCGCGGGCTGCCAAAGTCGCCTGAGTAGGCAATGGCGTCAGCATCGACAGTGTTAGGGCCATCAGCAATGATCACCGCGCGCAGGCGCTCGGCGATACCGATGAGTTCAGAGACGACCGGGTTAGCCAGATAGGTTCCCGGCGTTCCAGGATCTTCGGGCCGCTGATGTGTAAACCCCGGCGCACACAAGATACGAGGGGCAAAGCCAACAACCGACTCGGCACCCAGCAGGGCCTGGACGCCTTCAAACTCACCCGTGGTGCTATTCACGCCGCCGATGACGTTGGCCATGGTTTCGTTGTCGTCAGCGCCTTCATCTACACGCACGACGACAACCACAGCGCCGATCTGGTCCATGATGCCGTCGAGCGCAGCTTTCAGGGTGCCGCCGCCGGTGCCGTCAACGGTTGCATCCAGCTTGGCCGCTTCAGCGCGACTGCCTGCAATCAGGACTGGGGTGTTAAGGGGAAATGCATCAACGTCAGCGCCGGGAGCTGTGCCGACAACGCCGATGATGGACGATCGTACTGTACGGATGGGGCGCGGTCCTGCATCAATCTCCGCGACTTCCACGCCATGCAAAAAGGTTTCTGCCATGCCACTATTCCTCGTCTGGCCAGACGTTCAAAAATCAGGTCAGGGTAATAGTGGCAGTGGGTAGCGGCGGTGGCCTCTGGCGTGATTTCCCCTCCTGCCGGCAAGCAAAATCTTCTCCGCCGAGCGGCCTGCGATGCAGGAGGGCCTTGATTAAGCCTCGATATCCGCAGCACGCTCGAACATATCATCAAGCTCTGCATCCGACAGCCCCAGCTGGCTGGCCAGCAGCGCAATCGTTGGCGATGTGCGCTTAAAAGCCTGTGCGTCAGTCCAGGCATCGACAGCCAGCGGGTCGGTTGCTGGATCAGCCATCATGGCCTCCACCTGTTCGCGCAGGCCCATCTGACGCAGCACGGCACGCGCCTGGAAGCGGGTAACTTCCATGCCTTCCCGGCGCTTGGCGAGCTCTCGCGCTGCGTTATCGTCGCGCCACTGCTGGATGTCGGCCAGCATAGCTTGATGTTCCTCCTGGCTGATCAGCGCCATACCTGCGGACAGCGGCTCGTCTGCAGGGATACGACCAATGATCAGCGCAGGATCCTGACGCCGATCCACAGCATCGATCTCCAGCGTATCGCTGGGCGTTACAGGTCCGTGCCGCAGGGGCGCTTCATTGGCTGGGCGGCCATCCTGGGCATCCAGGTAGTACGCAGTGATGTGTTTCGTGTTCATACAGTCAATCTCCTGGTGGCGACTTTGGTTAGCTGAGGCCCGAACGG